ACGTGCAGGTGTTGCACAGTTATCTAAGCAGATGTACGATGCTATGATTAGTTCGTACGAAATGGTTGAGAAAGATTTACCTTCCTCTTTAACTGAGGACCAGAAGCGTGAAATCTTTACTTCAATATTCAATACATCTTTACAGACACAGTCACAGTTGTTACAAGCAACTATGACTGATGTACAGAATAAAGTTAAAGATAGAGACAAGGTATTACAGATGGCCAAGGAGGTACATGATGCCAGAAACAAAGGATGATCTTTCTTATCTTGAAGTTGGTGATCAGGATAAAAAGGTACTGAAGAATCTTGCTGACATGGGCGAGCGTCTTAAGACACTAAGACTTAACATGCTTAACAAAGAAGCAGAGTTCGAACAGGCAAAGAAAGAGTATGAACACTTTGCTAATGTTATTCTGCCACAGGAAATGTTTAGTGTAGGTCTTACAAGTCTTACACTTGCTAATGGTGGACAGATTAATGTTCAGCATAAGTATTACTGTCAGCCTAATAAAAATGATGCAGACCGTAAGACTATGTCTGACTGGTTGCGCAAGAATCAGGGTGAACATCTTATCAAATCTATTGCTAGTGTTGATGCAGCAGATGTTGATAAGCTTAAAGATAGTGGAATACCATACACTGAAAAGAATGATATTAATACTAATAGTCTTAAAGCATTTTTAATGGATGGTCTTGGTCTTAAGGGTGGTGTTCAGAAGTTTACTGTTGAAGATATCCCTGCATGTATTCACTTCCAGGAAGTATCTTTTGCAGAATTAACTATGCCAGATGAAGGAGGAAAGTAATGACTGAGAAGAAAGCGACTGTAGATGTACAGGTACTTATGGAAGTAGAGATCGGGTACAAGAGTGACAGCTGCGACAATGATATTGTAAAGATTACTTTCAATATGACCGATGTGCCTGTAGATGCAAATGATGAGATGATTAAGTTGTCAGCCTCATCTAATATTGCAGATGACCTTGACAAGGGTACTGGTACAATTAAAGCAGTGGACACTGAAGGAAACAGAGTTTGTATCATTGCTATCAGTGATATCAGAAAGTTTACAATATTAAACATTGAACTCAAGAAGGGGGAATAACTATGAGTAGCAAAGCAAAGAGAGTAGCAGACGGTATCCAGCGCCCAGAACAGAAGCGCACTGTAACAGTACGGTTCAGTCTTAACTTACACTGGTACAATCCTGAAGTAAACCTGTTGAAAGATACATTTGTAAATGTAGGTGGTGTCGATGAGTTTACAAAAGACGATGACCCACTTATCAAGCTCACTGCAGAACAGCAGCTTATTAATGTAATCAATTCAAGATTGTATCTTGAACTCTATGAACCTGGTAAGAGTATGAAAGACTCTGAGCCTGCATTCTTTAACCTTACAAAGGTAGATGTAATTGAAATCAAAGATGTAAGTATAGCATAAGGAAGTCGACATGACTGAACAAGAGCTTCATGATAATGTTTACGGGATAACATATCAGTCAGCAGAACAACAGATGCAAATACTGAATGGTGATATTAAATTGCAAGAAGGTCAGGGATTCGCTGACGCTGCACATGCCGCTGAGTGGGCACATGATCATCAGTTAGACAAGCTGTTGTTTAGTAACATGTCGCATAAGTTCTTCTACGTCTCTCATAAAGGAGAGGTAATGACTGCAGTATCGTTTGATGCATACTACGGTAACATTCTCTTTTATGAAGAGAGACAGGGAAATAAACTTATGCGAAAGAACTGGGCACCAAAGGGATATGAGTATTATGATAAGGCATATATTGCAGCTGAGCAGTCTGACGGTATACATCGTCCTCTTTATTATAGGGACTATACAGTACCGTCAGGCTATTACAATGTTGAGAGAGATGCATTCAATGTTGCGAAGCCGTTCCCGGTATTCGCCAAAGAAACGGGACGAGATACTTCGCACCTGTACACGTATATTGAGCACATTGCTGGTGAGTGTGCTATGTGGTTGCTTGCTTGGCTTCGTGCTAAGCTTCTGTATCCTACTGTAAAAACACAGGTTGTACCAATCATTGTGTCTCGTGCACAAGGATCTGGTAAGACAACGTTTGCGGAGGTTATATGCAAGGGATTGTTTGGCAAAGAGAACGTGATTGTATCGGATCAATACGATTCTACAGCCCGTTTCAACGCGGACTATGCAGATGCTCTTATTGTGTGTCAAGAGGAGAAGGAATTAGAAGACCGAAGAAATCCCGCTGGCGCCCTGAAATCACGTGCTACTGCTACTACGATTCGCAAGGAATTGAAAGGTGTAGACCCGATATATCAAGAAAGCTATACAGACTTTATCATGACAACAAATAAAGATGTGCCTATAAAGTTTGATGGTAGGGAAGATCAACGAAGGTTTATGATTATGGAAGCAGACGAACATTTCACACGTAAAGAATCACAGCTTGCTGACGAAGTATTCACAAAGCTTTATGGTTTTGATGCTGAGTATAGACAGGTTGGTACACCGTTCCAGGATGATGCAGATCTTATTGCTCAATTTAAACATGAGCTATTTACTCGTGCTGATATAGCAGCAGTGAAACTTAGAAACTTTCCTAAGACTGCAGCCTATAATAAGTGTTTCACTATGCCACGTACTTCAGAAGCATCTGAGATTGAAAGTATTATGCGTGCACTTGCACCGTTCATCAAGGCAAGTCTTGAACAGAATAAAGTTGTTCTTGAGCTTGAGGATGAGAAGCTTGGTAACATTATCAGCTTCACAGGTGCTATGCAGTATGTACCGGCATTCAAAGAGCATGCCAAGTTTATTGCTTTGTGTAGACCACTTGTGTTCTATGAAGCAAGTACACAGAAACCATTTGCTCATTCAACTACTGAACGTGGTATATATGACTGTGGTCCGTGGTTACTTGCAGAGTATGGTATAGCAATCATTCCAGATATGGATCCTTTGATTGGTGGCTTTACTAATGTACAAGGTAGATACAGAACAGCTCCTACCGCAAAGTTCTGTCTTGTAGAAGATGTGCATCGTAATCCTGTTGGTAAGATAGAAACTACTGAACCTACTTTAAAGACCACACCTAAACGTGAAGGTGAACGGTTACGTGTAGACCGTAACTTTAAGGTATGTGCAGATGGTTGTTTTGAGACAGTAAATGAAATGAAACCTGGTATCAAGACACTTACTAACAAGAGTCAGAATGTACAGTATATGGATACGTTCTTACTTGAGTCTGATGAACCATCAGCGCTTCAAAGAAAACAGGAAGAGCAACGGGCTAAGGAATACATAGATAAGAATGGCGAAGGTGCAACGATTAAAGCACAGGACCTTTATAAAGAACGGCTTAAGACTTCTTATAATGAAAGCATGAAGCTGTTCAATCAGGGTATTGTTGCTCGTGTTGTATATTCAGGTGCCAAGTCTTATCATTTGCTTGTCCGTGTTGCTGACCCGCCATACACTATTGAAGAGTATAAGTGGTTGCATGCTTATCTGTGTACTACTATAAGTAGTGTACTCGTGTTTGATGAAAGCACAGCAGACCCTGCAAGGCTTACAAGATCACCGTTGACAATGCCTCGTGTAACAGCAGCATATAATTTACTTGTTGAAGGTGAGCAGAAGCTTGTCGCAGAAGACTGGCGACATGTATATACTATTGATTGGAGACCATTATATGTACAATGGCAAAATAGACCACTCACAGAGATTGAAAAGCGACATGGTAAACCACTCTACCCAACACGTAAAGAGTATCAAGACGCAGCGGGAGACATCATTACTGGACGCTTCTGGTCGGCTAAAGAGTACGATGGTGACAGACAAAGGTTGTTCTTCCCAACGTATCGTTTACTCAGGGTTCTTGGGTATAGTCACGATGATATTTGGAAAGATATGATTCCTAAAGGACTTGTGAACTATAAGAAGAAGAGTGAGATTGGTTACTGGCAATCACGTGCATCATCAGCATTGATACAGCAGATGGATGCAGAGATTGATGAGTACAATGAACAGTGGGAGAATAAAGAATGAGTGATCCAATAAAGTATGATGACCCAGTCTGGGACTATTTACTTGCTACAAAGATTCAACCTTACATAGAACCTGCTAGAAAGTTCTGGGCTGATATAGAAAATATACATGTTATAGGTACAGGTGTATATCCTATAACAGGTGATGATGTTCCACCAGGGTTTATGTATCGTATGACTAATACTCCGGTACGTTCACCAATTAAACATGTGCAAGTATTTCCTTTTGTACCTGTATCATATCTTAATATTACAGGTGTAGCGGGTGGTGCAACTAAAATGATCCAGCGTGTATGTGCAGGTGACAGATTGACTATTGAAGAGTTTACTCTTGTAGAGAAATCTAATCTGCCATCTACATACAATCAAGGGCAGTTCATTGCTATAGTACCTACAGATGTTCTAAGAGGTGCTAGAACACTTGGTAAATGGATATACTGTACAATACCTGAGATGATGAGTGTGGCTCAAGGTATTATTCCTAAAACACTCGAAGCGAAAATGTTAAAGCAATTATAAACATTTTCAATTGAAACTTGTATATTTACCAGTACTCTGGTATAATATAATTATACTATTTATAGGAGGCCAACACTATGGCTAAAACATCAACTGCAAAATCTGCAGCATCGGAACTTATGACAGAAGACATGAGCTTTATGGACGGGTATGAAGGACAGGGTCTTGACACTATTGGTGCCAATGAACAGTCAACCGCATATCTCAGTATGATCCAGCCAGGATCTCAGTATGAAGATGACGAGAGCCCAGCTGGAACTTGGCGTAACACTGCGACAGGTGAAAACTATGGTCCAAGTGTTAGAGTAGTACCACTTGCATTCCGTACAATCTGGAGTGAACGTCAGACAGAAGAACCTTTTGCAACTGTAGGTCGTTACGCACCAGGCAGTATCGAAGTAACAGTTCAGCAGCCTAAGTCAGGTAAGGGTTATCCTAAGATGATCAATCCTGAAACAGGTAACGAAGTACAGGAACTTTACATTTATGCAGTAATGTTGCCTGACCATCCGGAAGCTGGAGTACTTTACTTCAATCCAACAGTTGGTTCTATGCGTGCTTGTAAATCTTGGAACACACAGCTTAAAACTGCACTCCTTCCAAATGGAGCACATGCACCAATCTTTGGATTTACATGGGACCTCAACCTTGAGCTTGTTCCAAATCCAAAGAAACAGTCAGAAAAGATTGCACGCTTTACTCGTGTAAACAAAGACACAGTTATTCCAAAGGAATTCTTCCTGGATACTGTAAAACCTCAGCTTGACTTCGTAGCTAAGGAAGTATTGTCAATCACAGAAAGCATTGAAGCTTCTGGAGATGACGACTAATAAGTAAATTTGCCGGTATACTAGATAGTTTAACATGTGCACCACCGACGCGTTATGCGGGAGCGGGAGATTAAATAAAGCAGCTCTCATGTAAGTGGGAGAAAAGAGTTAAACGAGTCTAGTTACCGGCTTTTTTATCTGAGGTGAATTATGGGTATGATGCATTTAATGACTGATGATGCCCCTGGTAGAAAAGATGATGATGGTAAACTCCGATACGATTTATTGGATGTGGATTTTGAAGAAGAGATGGCAAAGGTTATCACCTATGGAGCTACACACTATGCTCCTGAATCTTGGAAGAATGTCCCTGATGCAAAGAATAGATACTACGCCGCCCTTAGGCGACATGTGGCTGCAGTACGCAAAGGAGAATTCGTCAATGATAAAGACGGTGGTGTTAGCCACTTTGCACAGATCGCAATCAACGCAATGTTCTTGTATGTACTTGAAACCAAAATGGAGGACAAATAATGGCAGACTTAAGTAATTATTGCTTTACTGGTAGACTTGGTGCAGATGCACAGGTAAAGACTATCAATGATAAAAAACTTCTTGAAGTATCTGTTGCTGTAAACACAGGTTATGGTAATAACAAAAAGACAACCTGGTACAAGATTAAAGTATGGGGTAACAGAGCAGACACACTTGCCCCAATGCTTTTAAAGGGTTGTGCTATTGCAGGCTGTGGTGAACTGTCTACTAATGAGTGGGATGGTAATGATGGTAAGCATCACACAGACCTTGAGATTACTTGTAATGTAATCAACTTACTTCCTTCTGGTAAGAAGCCTGAAGATACCGACTCTTCAAAAGAAATTGGTACTGATGGACAGGTTGTTTATTAGTAGACTTTAAGCAGGTGTGACTAGCCTAAAGTAGTCAGTGTCCTGTAGTGTAATGGTAGCACATCAGCTTTTGGTGCTGAGCGTACAGGTTCGAATCCTGTCAGGACAGTTCAAGCATACTTGTTATGTTTGCCATGCATACTTTTAAAGAGTATGTCAGAAACTCTCTCCAAGGGAAGGAATCCTCCGAGTCTAATGGGCACAGAGGTTGGTCAACTGCGTGACCGGAATGCAGTAAGCGAAAGCGAGTCACTCTAGGTTCATAACACTTTCCTAGAGTGGCGATTTTATTTTATTATTAGGAGGCCAGCTATGGAGGAAATAGCACAACAGTTCAAAGAAGAATTACAAGAACTTCTTGACAGATATAAAGATAAAATGTCTACCCCACAAATAATGCGTATCGCGCAGCCTGTCTTTAAGCATACAATCGGATTCAAAGACAACCCAGAAAGGTTTAATTTTTCAGAAGAATATCTTAAGCAGATAATGAACTCAGGGCCAAGCTTTCTGGAGCAACATGCCTTAAAAGGAGAATTTTATGACAGCAAAAACAAAAATAATAATTGCTAAGTGTATTGTTTTTCCTGTTTATCTTATAACAATGCCTATAACTTTTATTGTTGGTGGAGTTAGAGGAATAATTGAAACATGGAAAATGTTCATAGAGACTGACAGCGAAGAGGTGAAGAAATGCATAGATTGATAGCAATGGACGTTGAGACGTCTGGTGATTACTTAAGGGATCCTGATGCACAGATCTTATGTTGTGGTGCACATGGCGAGGGTATAAGCAAGGTATTTGACTTTGATGACCCTAATCAAGTGAGAGAATGTTGTGACATTGTAGCTGACCCAGATGTAGATATTATCTGGCATAACTGCTTATTTGACAATGGCTGGTTCTATATTAAGTATGACACAATGCCACAAGGTGTTATACATGATACAATGACACGAGCAGCATTGATTGATGAGTATGCACCTCTTGCTCTTGATGAGTGTTGTAAGCGTGCAAGAATACTAGGTAAAAATAAATCAGAAACAATTGAAGCATGGTTTGAAAACTGGCAGAAGAAAATGAAGGGCTGTGCTAAAGGATTAAAGAAAGGTATGGTCCAGGATAATCAGGTCTTTAATCCTGATACAGGTGAGCCTTGTGACCTTACAGACGGTGAGATGACTGCGCTGATTGCTGATGCCTGGAAAGGTGATGTGTGGGACAATGCTTTGTTCTTGTGGCGAGAGTTCCCTGAGTTCAAAGAGAACATGATGAAATACAACTTGCAGGACTGTAAAGCAACATACAATCTTTTTCATGCTCAGGAAAAGCAGATGAAGAACCTGCAGAACGTTTATGATATGGAATGCAGACTTATACCTATACTTCTTAGAATGAAGAAAGTAGGTATAAGATTTGACACTAAACGTGCTGATGAACTTATTGAAAAAGTATCTGCAAAAGAACAGGAAGTAGAGAAGAACCTTATCAAACGTTTCGGTATTAATGGTGAAATCATTAATAGTTCAAAGAAGCTTGGTGAAGCACTTAATGCTATGGGTATCAAGTCACCAGTCAAGACTCCAACTGGTAATCAGTCCTGGGCTGAAGGTGCTTTGGTCCGTATTCATCATCCGATTATACCTGTTATATTCGAATACAAAAACTACCATTCTATCTTAAGTAAATTCTTACAGGGTTCTTTAACACGTTCAGTTATTGATGGCCGTATACACTGTGACTTCTTACCTATGCTTCGTGAAGAGGGCGGTGGTGGTACGGTTACAGGACGCTTCTCCTGTATGCGACCTAACTTACAGCAGATCCCAGCACGTAACAAAGGCCACGGCGAAGACTTCTCACAGGACATGCGAGCACTGTTCTTACCAGAAGAAGGACAGATGTTAGCTGCTGATGACTACTCACAGATTGAAGCAGTATTACTTGCACACTTTGCTAAAGGTCCACAGGCTGAATGGTTCCGTGAACAGATGCGTGAAGGTAAAGATCTTCATAACATTGTAATGGGTATGACTGGTATTACATACAGACCAGTTGTTAAGACATTCAACTATGGCTGTATCTATGGTATGGGCTGGCAGACAGCAATGGAAAAGAACTATAACCTGTTCGAGAAACTTGCTAAAGAAGAAGGTAAAGACATTGAAACGTTTACCAAAGAGATATATAACAACTATCATGCTAAGTTCCCGGTTGTACGAGACACAATGAAAGTATATCAGGAAGTTGCTAAGCTTCAGGGATTCATTGATACAATGGGTGGCAGACGTTTACATAAGCCTAAAGCAGTGTATGACCCTGCAACAGGTAAAGTAAATGATTATCTGTACAAGATGCTTAATAAACTTATCCAGGGAACAGCAGCTGATATTCTCAAGCAAGCATTACTTACTGCTTATGATGCAGGTATATATGATGTGCTCACATTACATCTGCTTGTACACGATGAGCAGGTTAACTCTGTACCGTTCACGAAAGCAGGTACTGAGGCAGCAGTAGAACTCCAGCACATCATGGGCAATGTGTATAAAGACAGGTTGCTTGTACCGATTAAAGCATCTTGTGAGCTCGGTCCTAACTGGGGATACTGGTCTGATGATATATATCTGGAAATGCAGAAAGGTAACTTTGACCCTGCATTCTTTGATAAAGATTATAAGGAGACACACTAATGAAACTATTAAAGCTTTTATTTTTATTCTTGTGGCAGTTGCCACAGAACATTATAGGTGGTATATGTAGTATCAGCGCTGAAAGATATAACCCTTACTATACGAAAGATGGTAACTTGGTTACAGTATACTTTAAGAAGTGGTTCAGATCTGGTGTGTCACTTGGTGATACAATTATACTTGATAACATATATGATCGTGTGCCAGATAAAACATTATTTAATACTATATACCATGAGCATGGCCATCAGATACAGTCAAGAATACTTGGCCCATTATACTTACCAACAATTGGTTTATTGTCATTACTCGGTAATATAGTATTCAGGATCTTTAAGATTAAATCTAAGTACTATTATAAATTGCCTTGGGAAGCCTGGGCAGATAAACTTGGAGGAGTGACACGTGGATAAGTATGCTGTTTATGGTATAGTTAATATGGATATAACTGTTAAAGCAGGTACTATAGAAACAAAAGGTCTTACGTTACGTGAGACATTCAATTTAGCATCACAGATATTTGTATACCCAGAAGGTATATACATAAGGAGGATATATGACAGTGAGATGTAAGTGTCTGATGCTTGGTCCTAATGGCATCAAGCCTGTGTACAAAACAAAAGAAGCAGCTTGTGCTGACGTTGCTTTACCAGATCGTTTAGTACTTAAGCCAGGTGAAATTAAAATGGTTGCATTGCAGATTGGTTTTGAAATACAGAACGGTTATAAAATTGTAATGTACCCTAGGTCAAGCCTCATGATTAAATATGGTATTGTACAGCCTACATCTATTATTGATTCTGATTATTCAGGTATGGAAGTGCATGCGCCATTATACAATACATCTAATAGACGCATCGAGTTACCTGCAGGTACTCGTGTAGCACAGATAGAGTGTGTACCAGTATGTGACTGTGCAGACTGGCCACATGAATCAACAGAAAGAACAGGTGGATTTGGTTCCACAGGGAGCAAGTAATGAAACTGATACCAATGTCAATTAAAGAAATGAGCTGTTATGCAACTGTACCAACAGAAGAAGCTCTGCTCATATTTATTGGTGAGTGTGCTGGTGAAGCATACAATAGTTCAAAAGACGCAGATGCCTGTATCAACCGTGCATTAGGCTGTATCAAGCGTGGACACCATTCAGTGTTTGAGCATATGAGTATTACACTTAAGTCTACAGTAGACCGTGGTACATCACATGCTCTTGTACGACACAGACACTGTGCCATTACACAGTCTTCTACTATCTATCAGAAGTTCCAGGAGATTGAAATCATTGAGCAGCCTGATGTAACAGAGTTTGAGCTTGAGTGTTACAGACACGATGAGATTGTATACCAGCAGTTACTTAACTATGGTAAAGCTCCGTCACGTGCCAGAGATGTATTGCCAACAGAACTTGCTACTAATGTTATCATTACAACAAACATGCGCCAGTGGATGTATATGCTTCAGAGACGCTGTGGTCCTGGTGACAGTGATAACATGCACAGATGGGACACTATGATACGTGCGTGGTTCGAAGAACATTATCCACGGCTCACAGCTGCATTTGATACATGGTATGAGAAACATCCACTATGATTCCTGTAGCTGAAGCTGTAAATAAGCTAAAACAGGCAGGTATAGACCATGATGCTAATCATCTTGCAGATGCAATGCGCTATGCTTTTCACTCTGCTTTTATGCATCTACCTGAGCAGAAGTCTTATGCCTGTGAGTGTAAGCGCTGTAACCTTACACATTATACAAGTTATAAAAGATTGAACTGTGAGTACTGTGGATGTGACTCAGATCAGTTTACATGTAGGGAATTAAAATAAAAACCCCGGTACCATGAAGGAGAACACAGTACCGGGGAAACCTTTTTCTTGGAGGAACAGGTTTAAGCTCTCCCGAGTTTTTCCAATAAATCTTCCCAGTTGTTCCTGTCTACATAGTATTCAGGACAACGTTTACCTGTCCAGTCGTAATGTCGTACGAGCGGAAGGTTAGGCATATATTTATCAAGCAATTCTTTTAATGTAGCAATAGACTTATCACTAAATTTTCCTTCTACATTTTCAGGTACTACTTCAATACCGATCGATGAGTAGTTTCCAGGACGACATCCTGCGTGCCATGCTGCTTTGTCCATTGGCCAGCACTGCAAGCATACATCATCTTTAATAATGAAGTGAGCAGATGGTTCGCCATGACTTTCAATCCAGTACCTGCGTACCTGCTCTGGTGTCTGTCCAGGATATGGACCAATCCAGTGGATTGTTACCGTACTTGCTTTACCATTGTCAAGACCATTGTGTGTGTTACACTTTGCTTCATCAGGTATATAGTCTACAATAAGCTTCATTACATTACTCCTTGCACAGCATTAGCAATGTTCTGTACAGAGTCACTAGGTTTACTAGTATTATGTAAATAATACTTTGCAAAATCAGCATCTGCATAGTCACCCAGCTCATCTCTCTCAAAACGATTATATTGTTCTATATCGTCTTTAAGGGAATCATCTAGCACTTTAATAAATGCTGCTTCGTCTTCTGGATCTGTATTAGGTCCTGTAAGTTTACTGACAAGCTTATCTATTTTTTTGAACACTGATTTTGGCAGTGTAAAACCCTCATCACCAAAACGTGACCCAAAGTAATCACGCATAATTTCATTACGCTTCTTTGCAACTGAATTATATATGAGGCCAGCTACAGCTAGCGGTGAAGGATAAAGTTCATTGTCGTCTAGGTCGTCATACTCAGTGTAGTATGTCGGTACATCATCATTATGTTCTTCAGGCTTAGTCTGCTGTTTATGAAGTGACGCTTCAAGTGCCTGCTGTATGTCTTGATTTTCGTTGTATCTGTTAGTCATGTCAAGTGTGCTTTTAAGTCCCATTGCGTTCCTCCTATTCTACCACCTGCTATCATGAGGAGTGTCTTTAAGACCCTCAAGAAGGTTGTCAAGACCTTCTGCCTGTCCTTCACCAAAATGGTCATCTTCTTCTAGGTCGTCATCGTCATCGTCATTAGAGTTTGAGCCTAGTAACTTATCCTGTAATGCAGGCATTCGTTTATTAAGCGACTCATCAGATTCCTGTGGTTCAGCTGTAACAGCATCAATCAATGCTTCATACCATTGCATAAGATTCTGAGTCATTGGGTTATTTTTATAATCTTCAGGTGCTGATTTAATTTTATCAAGTATAACTTTTGCCTGGTATAAGATGTCCTGTTCTAGTGCTTTTGTCATTTGTTCCTCCTATAGGAAATTAGTTTTACGTGTAAGCTCTAGGTATAACACTAATGCTATACCTGAAATCATTATAGCAAGTATTGATATAAGACTAATCAGTACCTTCTTCAATTGTCTGTTCTTCGTCTGTTCTATAACCAGCTGCTTGTAGCAATCGTCGTACTGCTGATTGATAGAGGTCAAGCTCTCGGATAATGTCTTCGATGTCTTTTCCCATTCCTGAGCTCTCTGTTGCGACACGGTCAAGTTCTCGGATACAATCCTCAATTGCTCTGTCACGAACTCTGATTCCTTCTTCAACTCTATCAATCTGTCTCTGATGCTCAAGTACTGACTGCTCAGAGTATCTTGTAGTAGTACAGGCACACAAGCACAGACAAACAATACCAATAAAAACTTTCTTAAGCATTTCATGCCTTCTCCTTCTGGTTCTTTTTACTGTATAGCTTGCGGATGCTTACCATACGTCCGATTATTTCGGCAGTCCATTTGTCCATACGTTCCTTGAACTCTGGTGTCTTGAACTGGTCCGGTGGATTAAATGAATAAACAAGTGACTGTATTTCCCACTGCTTGCTTTCAATATATTCGTCCGTGTTTTCAATATGATTATACATTATCCATTCCATAATCTTATCATATATACATTCAAGAATATACTTAGCATAGTACCCGTTATCACTTGGCTCTTCTACCATGGCAAGGATTTTATTCTCCAGTGCCATAGTAAACAGCTTTGCCTGATTAACCTGATTACGTACAACAGCTCGTTCATAATATGCCCTCTTGTCTTCACCACCGATAGCAATATGATCTGAGCTGATACGTATGTTCAGCACTTTAATCAGCACTGCAATTGCTACAATTAACAGGAGCACTGATGGAATGTTCTTGAGGAATGAGTCACTTGTAAGTATAGTTGCAATGCCATTCATACCACACTCCTAGAAGTAATTATTGACAATCGCTGTAGCTTCAGACGTTGTCATTGCTGTAGGACCAGCAGAAATATTATCAATTGCTGTAGCAATCTTCTGGTCTACAGTGTTACTGTCATCATAGTCTTCAAGTGCATCATCAACTGCATTGTCTACAACATGATTAATGTCAGATTCAATAAGTGCCAGCTTGTCATTGATAATACTATCTACAGCACTGTTTACAGCAGATGGAAGATCAGAGGCATTGAGTTTACTGTCCTCAACATTAGAGACTCTGTTCTCAAGCTCAGTAATAGCACTGTGATTGTTATTAGCAGTCTGTCGTGTCTGCTGAGCATAGGACTTATCAGCCTTCTCATTAAGGCCCTGGTTCATTTGTTCAACTGTAGCAGAGTTGTTTTCAAGGGCAGTGATTCTTTGACTGTGCTCGCTGATATTACTTTCTGCTCCAGTCAAACGACGCTCGTCAGCTGCCAGGTTGTTTGATAACTCCTGTACCTGAGAAGTGTTTGCTTTACTGTTTTCAAGACTGTTTGTTTTGGTCTTAAGCTGTGTGATGTCAGATGTATGCTGAGCAGCGGTTGTGTTTACTGACCCAACAATTCCATCAACCTCTGACTTGTCATACACCTCAACACCGTTCATTATTTTAAAGCTCATATTATTTCTCCTTAGGCAAACATTGCCTGTATCTCTGAAGTTGAAATAGGCTTGATTGGCATAAGATTTCCAATAAGCTTAATTGCACCTTCAACAGTTTTTGTGTTACCAATATCGTGCCAGACGATACTTGAGTTCTCTACTTCTGCGTAATAGTACTCTTCTGTGTCTTCCTGGTACGCAATATCACCATCAGATACATTAGTTGTAGTATCTGCTGTTCGTGCTGTAGCATCCGCATAAGTAAGATCAGCGAGCACTATATCCGGCTCAGCAGACAGGATCTTATTCTGTTTTGTAGGAATGTCAAGGTTCTGAAGTTTAGCATCTACTTCAGCAGATGTATCATAACCTGACAAATCTGTTGGTGGTATAGCATCAATCGCGTCATTGATCTTCTGTGTTACTTCAGCAGATGTATCATAATCTGACAAATCTGTTTTTGTACTTACAGCGAGAAGGTCAAACTTAAGTGACGGGTTCTGTGTAGTACCTACATTGATAACTACAATATTGATACCTTCAAGAGGTTCAATGTTTGCGCCATCAATAAAGTTTGCGTCTGTTGTAAATTTGTTTGTGATGTTGTATACCCAACCTGGCATTACTTCTGTGAGCTTTGTCCAGTTACCATTGATCTGTTGCCAAAGACCTACAGAATCAATAGCTGGGCTTGCTTTGTTAGCAGAAGCTAAGTAAGTGGTATCAGCATAAATAGCACTACCTTTCGGTGTGTAGATCTTAGATAACTTACTATTGAGCTTCTGACTCAGGGCTTGTGTGTAGGCATCTAATGCCTCTGGACTTACATACTTAGCTTCTGGCATAATTTACTCCTTAATTAAAATCCAATTGTAAGATAAAGATTTATCTATAACCTTAACAAGGTTAGTTTCCATTTTTCAAGGCTTGCACATAAGCTTTACACTGCTGTACAAGTGCCTTTGCCTGCTTACCGGTAAGAGGCTTAGATGTGTACTCAGTTACCTGTGAAATAATTGCATCTGAGTACCAGATACCACCACTAGCATTACTTGCAATTATTCTTCCAGTAGATGTGATACATAAGTCACTTAAAGAATCATTTGTCTTATTTGACTGTATCCAGTTTACTCCATTATTATCGGAGTATTGAACACCACGATACTCGATACCTGCAATAATTCTTTCAGTTGGTGTGACACATAAAGTGTATATATCTTTATTTAATAAGTTTGATGGCACCCATGTTTCACCATTATCGTCGGAGTACCAAACACCTGCTCCACCACCTGCAATGATTCTTCCAGTCAATGTTACGCATAAAGCTTTCCAGGTGCCAGATGTCATATTTGACTGTGTCCAGTTTAAACCATTATCATCAGAGTACCAGATACCATTACCACCAGCTATAATTCTCCCGGTTGATATGACACATAATGCATACTGTGTATCACTAGATTTGTTTGACTGTGTCCAGTTTACGCCGTTATCGTCGGAGTACCAGATACACAAACCATCACTGCCAGCAATGATTCTTCCTGTAGGGGTCACACATAAAGCTCTCCAGGAAGCGTTTGTCTTATTTGACCTTGTCCAGTTTACGCCATTATCATCAGAGTACCAGATACCAATACTGGTACCACCTGCAATAACTCTTCCAGTAAGTGTAATACATAATGTATTCCAGTAGTCATCTGTTTTATTTGACTGTACCCAGTTTACTCCGGCATCTTGTGTCATTACTCGTTTACCTACTATCATATCTGCACTCCATATTGTTTAGCAACTGCATCAAGGTCCATACCACGTTCCTTGTATAACTTACGTAAAGCTTTCAGTTGCTCTGATTTAGTTTTACCAGCAAACATCTGCTGTGCCTGCTGCCACTGTTCTGGATGCTGAGCAATCATACCTTGCATAGCATACTGCATAAGAGTTGCCTGAGGATTTTGTACAGCATTCATTGCCTGAAACATATCCATTAGTTACCTCCAAGCTCTCTGTCAGCATAAGCTTTGAGCTGTGTAATAAGTTCCTGTGTAGCAGTTTCATCAAGATATGTAGGAAATTCATATGTATCTGCAAGCATGTCCGGGTTTACATTACCCTCTGTACCTGCAGGTATTACCTTCTTCTTAATAATCATTATGCACCTCCTACAAGACTATCACAGTATGCTTTGAACTGTGTCACAATTTCCTGTGCACCGTTCTGGTCAAGATACTTTTCACGAGCAACCTTAGCAGTAATTACTTCAGGGTCAGAGTACCAGATACCATTACTACCAGCACTGCCCGCAATAATTCTTCCAGTAGATGTGACACATAAAGCATACCAGGCCATATCTGTTCTGTTTGACTGTGTCCAATTCACACCATTATCGTCAGAATACCAGATACCGGAGCCATTACTACCTGCAGTAATTCTTCCAGTTGGTGCGACACATAAAGCAAACCAGTTATCATTTGTCTTATTTGACCGTGTCCAATTCACACCATTATCGTCAGAATACCAGATACCGGTGCTATTAGAATTACCTGCAATAATTCTTCCAGTAGATGTGACACATAAAGAACGCCAACTTCCATTTGTCTTATTTGACCGTGTCCAGGTAACACCATTGTCATCAGAGTACCAGATACCATTACTACCATTACTGTCCGCAATAATTCTTCCAGTAGATGTGACACATAAAGATCTAAACTCTATACCTGACCTATTATTTGACTGTGCCCAGTTGACACCATTATCATCAGAGTACCAGATACCTCCATCAGCGTAACTGCCTGCAATGACTCTTCCAGTCGATGTGACACATAAAGCATACCAGTTTGCATCTGTCTTGTTTGACTGAGTCCAGTTTACACCATTATCATCAGAGTACCAGATACCGGAGCCATAACTACCTGCAATAATTCTTCTGGTAGACGTGACACATAAAGCATACCAGTTTGCATCTGTCTTGTTTGACTGAGTCCAGTTTACACCATTATCATCAGAATACCAGATGCCCTTATTATTATTACCATTGCCTGCAATAATTCGTTCGGTAGATGTAACACATAAAGCAAACCAGATTCTATTTGTCTCATTTGACTGTGTCCAGTTTACACTTGCTGGAATAATACCTGCTTCTCTTAATTTAATCATGCTACGCCTCCCTGCATCTGGTTACCAGGCTGTGCATTACCAGGTGCCTGTGCTTGCTGAGTTTGCTGTTGTTGTGCCTGTTGCTCAGCAGCTTGTTTAACGAGGTTCTGTACCCAGGCAGTAAATCCATTAAGAATACTGTCTGTGAGACTTTCCTGCTTTTGTTTAAGTTGTTCTGTCCATGTTTTACGGATAGTATCATTAATGACTGCCTGGTCCATATTAGTCCCCCTGTTGTGA